ATCGCCTGCATCATACGCACGTTTATAAGCGCGTTTAGCAGAGCTTATTTCAGCTTCATTTGCCTTTTTAGCATTTTCAAGAAGCGCGGCTCGGCTCCTCTGCTCGGTCTCTTTGAGTTTTTGGTTCTCATCAACAAGACGTTGAGAAAGGCGCTCTAACTCTTCGCGCTCACGAATTGCCTTTTCCTTCTCTCTACGCTCATCATGGTATCCCTTACTAAAATGTTGAATACGACGTCGAACCTTTTCGGAGTAATCCGCCAACTCTTCTTCGGTAACATCTTCAGGTGGATCTGACGGTTTTCGATTACGATCTGCTTTCGGCGTATCATCAACCACTTCAATCTCATAATCGTCGTCAGAAGAATCCATTTTGCTTGAAGTCGATACTTTAGCTTTTTTGCCAGTAACATCTATCTCCTCCGCACTAGATCCTTCTACCTCAATAGTTAGATCTCTTTCATTTCCAGCTTCATCATGAGGAAACTCAAACTCTACTTTCTGAAAAGGCATCATCTATCTCCTATACTGCCATGACTCCACGAGGATCAGGGATTACAGCCTCAATAGAATCGTCATTCATCAGACGAAACTCTTTACCATTAACCTTGAACCTAGTGCCAGTGTTCATACGAAACATTACGTAATCACCTTCTTTACACCATGGGCCTTCAGGAAAGCGATCTTTATCAGCATACGCTCCATCACCCATATCCAGAACCACACCCATGATTGACATGATGTATTCTTTTCGCATGGCGTCAGAAGTTTTAATAAGATCACTACCTTCGTAAGACTCCTCAATATCAGGGAGAGCTATCAAAAGCCGATAACCCACAGGTTTTGGAAGTTGTTTATCAAAGTCAGTATCGGAAAGTTCTTTATCTTGAGCATCAGGCATTTTCAGCGGCTGAGTATTAGTCATCGTCATTATCCATAAAGTTACGCGAGAGGTCTTCTACCAACATTTTTGCGGACTCCAGACCCCGAATAAGTCCAACAGCTTCTCTGTAGTGGGCGTAATCTTGTGGAGCACCCCCTGCTACAAAAGTATGTGCGGACGAGATTTGCTCGTCGATTTTATCTGTAAGCACGTCAAAGACGGTTTTAGGCATTAATTACCTCGGTTCTCTTGTTCCATAAGTTTTGCTAACTCTAAATCAAGTTGAGTGCTGTCCTTGCGACGGTCTGCCGCCGCTCGAACGCCTTCTTTTTGAGCGTCGAGTTGAAGTTCTTGTTGATCTAACTTGAGCTTCTCTGCATCCAACATGGCGTCCATCTGATCCTTTTGCACCTTACGTTGCAGTTCAGCCTGCTTGAGTTGAGAATCTTGTTGGTCTTTTGCGGCTTTGCGTTGAACTTCTTGTGCCCTAATTTGCAGATCAGCCTGCTTCTGTTGCATAACAGGATCTTTCGCTTGCTGTTGCGCTTTTTGTGCGGCAAGTTTCTGTTGGTTGCCCTGCATAAGTTGTGCGCCTGCCTCTGCAACAAGCCGTGATAGATCGACTTCTATCTGCTCTGGAAGTTCTTCTCCGGGCGGTGGAAGTGGCGCACCAAGTTTCTCTTCGATGTCTTGACGATATTGGAACCCAAGGTGTTCCGCGATATGCGCCTGTAAAGACGCCATGATTCGTTTTGCTTGCGGATTCTGCCCGATCATAGCGGCGATAGAAGGGTCTTGCATGAAGGAGGTATGTGTTGCGATATGCGCTTTGTGGTCTTGGTAAATAAACGCACGTAAAGGCTTTCCTGTCAGTGCATCCATGTTCTCACTGATTGGGTCAGTCGGTTTCGCATCGTCTTTTGTGGGTACTAACTTATCAGCGTTTTTAACACCTAACACTTCAATCATCTGACGATGAAGCTGTGGTAAGTCGTAGATCTGCGGTGCGGACTGTGCCATCTGCAATACGGCTTGGTACTGCACAACCCGCTGGGCCATAGTAGATGAGTTCGGATCGCTAACAGGGATCACATCCACCATCGCGTAGTCCATCTGACGTGCACTAACTTCGCCACGGATCGGTTCGTAGTCGTAGTCTTGTGGAGCAAACTCCGCCATGATTTCTTTGAGCATTTTAAACTCTTGTTTCATGGTGTAATGGACGCGTGCTTGCACTGCCGCCATCGGTTTAAGAGTTCGCTCTAGAAGCGCAAGAGTTGTACCTACAGGCGCGTTAGCTGACATGTCAGAAATATTCATGTCAGAGATAGCACCCAAACGACGACCTTCGTTTGTGATCTGGTTTAAGAGGGCTAGTAAAGTCTGACTTGGCTCTTTGTATGGGAGCGGCATGATGTTGTCGCGGATAGACCCGCTAGGCACATCAACGTCCTTAAACTCTCCGGGTTCGATTGGTGAATCATCACCTTTGATTCGTAGTCCACGAGACTTAAGACCGCCCGGCAAGTTAGACAGCGTACCAGCGTCCACCAACTGCCGTATGAGCGATGTTCCCGCTTTAGCGTACCCCCCTATTATGTGGATCAAACCAAGGCCGTAGAAGCCAAATCCGGGGACATACACATAATGTACAAAATGCTGGCGTTTGAGTTGGAGCGAGTCCATCTCATTCCAGTTTCTACGTATCGATAAAACCTCACCGGTGCCACGTTCAATAGTGACTACGTAGGGTTTGGCAATATCTTCTTCTGAATCGTCAATACCTTCGATAACAAGATCGGCATGAACTTCGTACAGTGCGTAGCGGTAGTCATCAGTTAGCGAAAACCCACCTTCTTCTGCTTTACGCTCTTCAATATCAGAGTGATAAGACTGTGGCTCACCCAACTCAATGTCACGGTAGAACCCAGCCGCCTGTAACTTACGCAACTCGTTCTTGGTCTTACGCATGACATGTGTCACACGCTCCGCCGTTTCGATGTGACTTGCGCCGTAAGGCACGATGACATCTTCTGCTGGAATATAGATAGCGACTTGACGCCCCATATTGGGATCGTAGTAGACCTTTTTAAACGCTGAACCAAAGAGTCCTAAGCTGTAGAGCATTCGCTCATGTTCTGGCCTGTATTCGACCATTCGCTCAGTTAATTCATAGTTCATGTCCGCCTTAACACGTTGAGCGGCTTCAGTCTTCTCTTTGGTTTCTTCCCCCAGAATCTTAACTTTTACAGGCCCAGCGGCAGGAAATGTCTCTGACATGGTTTCGGCTTGGAAACGAATCGCCGCTTCAGCCAATACAGTCGAATACACGCCACACGCGCCTTCCCACGGGTCAGTGCGTTCTTCGTACTTGAACCCTAATACATCTAAACCTTTTACAAAAGTATCGGCCCACTCTTTACGACCATACATATCTGATTCAATCAAACCAGATAGCTCGCTAGAAATTTCTTGTAGATGAGATTCGTCTAAGACTTCGGCAAGATTAATATCAAACGCCATCATGTCTTCGATACCGGCGTCAGGGATCAAGGTAATCTCCATAGACCCGTCATCAAGAATCACCGCTTCGGGATCGATGATCTCGATTTCTAGTTCAGGTCCGTCTGCTTCGGCAACTTCGCTCATGCCTTCTGGTGCAGAATAGAGTCCTTTCTCGATAGCCATATCTATATCCCCTTAAGACTTCTTTGTACCGCGTTGCCGTCTTAAACTTTCTTTTGCTTCTTTTGCTATCCGCGCTTGTTCTGTCTTACCGGCTACCTTACTTCTTTGTTCCATGACAGTCAGTATCTGTATCTTTCTAGCAAAAGGTTTATTTATCTTCTTTACTTTTCGTACGGTGGCCCTTGCATCAGCGGGAGTCGCATACTTGATGCCAACAGTATCTTTCGGATTCTCATCTGTATACAACCTACGACCAGAACCTTTAGGTTTTTTACCCGTCCCTTTTTTAGGGTCTTTAGTAGCCATCAATGATATCCATTTAATCTCAAATCAGTTTTACACTGCCACCTTCACGATAGTTGTCAGGTAGTTTCACATTCACTTCACGTGATGTATCAGGTTTTACCAACCGCATAAAGGCATTACCTGCTTTACGGGGTGATCGTATCATTCCCGGTAACGCATCCAAAAAATCTTGTAACGAAACTTTCTGGTCTAGCTGGTTCCAGTCATAAATATCCTTAATAACAACAGAGCCATCTTCTTGTTGTTCAGCAGTAAAACGCCCAAGTGTTGTTTTTGCGCGGTATGCGGGATCTAAAAACGAATCTCTTATAGTTTTTGTAATCGACTCAAACTCGCCTTCAGTACCAGACTTCTGAGTTTTAGTTATGTCTCTATAATCTACAGACGTTCTACCACGCGTGTCTTCATAGGACTTTATCTTGCGATCAAGCTCTTCTCTTTTTTTGTCTGTGACGTCAATAAAACTTCTATCCTCGCTTAGTTCATACGAACGTAAGTTTGGATTCGCACGATAGCGATCACGATCACTTCGCAGTTCAGCTTCTCGCGCCTCGTTTTTTGCTCTCGTTTCGTCTACAAGACGTCGAAGATAACGAAGGTCTTCATCAGTAAAGTCTTCCTCAGTAATTGGATCTTTTGCCCCCAACACAGTTTCAGCAAACACTCTCGCATTGACTGGAATTTGTTTGTATAAATCCATAATCGACATCAATAATACCCACCACTTCGACGCTTAAAGTATTGTGGTTCGTCCGGTTCGTCCGTTGGCAAACGTATAAACCCGCCTTGCCTAAATCTCATCAGGGCCATCACTGTCGAGTCCACGAGGTCATCATGGCTCATAAACGGAAACCCAGCAATTTCTTCTACTAACTCTTCTGCCCACCGCGTCGGTGGTATCCACACTAACTCTGATGCCACGATGTCCGCAACAGAGTTTAGTCTTGCCATCTTATCACCTGACCCACGGTGTGGTGTGTATTCTTGTACCGGTAGCCCCATCCGTCGCATCTCCTGATACAACGCTGTGCCTGCGGACTTCTTCTCCACAA